AAAGAACCTCCAGCAAATATTTGTCTTTTCCTCTTTTTTTTCGGGTAAATCAGGCTATGGAAACTAATTATAAAATTCAGCCTGTTCTGATATTGTTGGAAGCCTTCTCAGAGTCGATTAATTCTCAATTTATTGACTCTGCTATCCAGAACTTTATCTTTCACTTTGAAGTTCAAGCAAATTTCCTGTTTGGCTGCTTGCGGTCCTCCGAGTTGTTGGTCCTGCGCCATCTTCTGCAATGCGGGCTGGGCGCCGGTGCGGCCAATGACGGCGTTTTGCTGCTGCTGGAGCTGGAATTGGAAACCCTGGGCGCGGGCGTCGATCATCTTTCTGAAGATTTCGTCCTGCTGATAACGCTGCTGCACCGCCGGGTTGCTCTGGATGATGGTCTGCAAGGTCTGCAAGCGGACCTGCGCGTTTTGGCCTCCTTCTTTGAGCGGGGGCTCGGTGCCGGCGGCAATTTTTGCGAATGCGCTTTGCTCGTCTTCCTGCTCGGCGGCGGTGGCGGCGCCGATGTCCTGCACCAGCATGCTCGCCATGTTCGGATCAATCGCCTGGAACATGTATTTTATGAGGCCAACGCGGTCGATGACTCCGAAGCTGTCCATTGGGACGAGGATCTTGGCTAGGTAGTCGAGCTTTGCGCCGAGGGCTTCGGCATCCAAAAGTCTCGCGTCAAATTCGGCAGTGATGTCAAAGCGCCCACGGATGTCTTGTGGGCTTGCGCTGAACGCCAGCGATGCGTTGCCGGTGACGCGAGAAACTTCTTCGGGCGTGAGATACTGCTGCGCCAGCGCCATCGTCTGGATGATGCAGAGCTTCATGTCGAGCAGCCACGAATCGACCATCTCCTGTGTGTGGATCATGGCCATCTGCGGCGGGACACCATCGGCCATGCGGCCGAAGTAGTTGTTCACGTCAAATCTGGTGGCGTTCTCAACCTCGATGCTACCGGAGTCGGGACGCGGCGGGTCCATCCAGCCGATCTCTCCAGGGCGGCGCTCGGGCACTTGGACACCGGGGCCGAGGACTAGGTCAAACTTGCCACGATTGGCCGGCACGCGCACGGGCGGGAGGATGCTGATTGAGGCGCGGTCGGCGCGGTAGTCGCGCTGGATCTTGATTTCTTCCTGGGCAGTCTGGACTAGCTCAGGGATGCCACGGCTCTCCAAGAGCGGGCGGGTCGCGCGCTCGCGGGGCATCTCGACAAAGGGATACATGCCGTGGCTGTAGGGCAGTAGCTCATGGACGGCCGCCTTGTCGGGCACATGGTAGCTAATGACCGAGCGTGTAACGCGGACGGCATCGGTCTTGGGGTCGTTCTCTTTTCTAAAGACGTGCCAAATTTCAATCATGTCCCGCAGTTGCTCAAAGAGGAATTGGTCGGTGCGGTGAAGGTTAAGGTGGATGCGCTTGAGTTGGCCCTTGTGCTTGACGGCCTCCTCGACCCAATCCTCATCCCATCCCTCGACAGCGGCCCGCTCGCGCAACTCCACTTCATTGAGTAATTCTCTGCGGGCAACGAACGCGGCGCGCTGGAGAGAGAAGGTCTGGATGGGGAAGATGACATCCTCCCACGCCTCTAGGGCGGTCCAGACGGGCTTGGATTCAAAAATGTAGGGGCTCTCCCACTCGACTTCACCCCTGTCGCGCAGGGCGCGGACCTTGGAAACCTTGCCTAGCTCGGGGATAACTTGGCCAAGCAGTTCGGCGGCGGTCTCCTCTTGCAGCGGGTCCATGACGATCTCCAAGAGGGCGGCGAGGTTGGGGTCTTGCGACTGCTCCACCATCATCTGGGCTTCTTCTATGGTGAACCGCTTGATCTCGGTGCGGGTGGTCTGCTGCCAATCGACGGCCATGATGGCCAAGCCATAAGTCTCGCGGAACTCGGCGGCCAAGCGGACCTCACGGCGCAGGTCATCCAAGCAATGCTGAAACATGAGCCACTTGAGGACGGTCTCGGCGGCGTTGCGCTTGTCGAGGTCCATGCTCTCCACCGGCTGGACTTGGATGCGGGACTTGAAGAAGGCGTTGGTCAGAATGGCGCAATGGTCCCGAATGATATTGTCGGCCAATCGCACACGGGTGTCGGCTGCTCCGTCCCAGGGCCAAGGCTGGCGGCCCATGGCGCCGGCATGTTTGCGGCCGTCTTCGGACTGCCCCGGCCAGATGCAGTAACGGGTGTTCCAGTTGCGGAGCTTACGCTGAACGTATTGGCTACCGTCCGCATCGGCTTGGTCGATGTCGGTCAGGATCTCGCTGATCTTCTCGCGGTCGGGGGATTCGATCATGGACAGATGCCGGTATTTGCGGAGGGGCTGAAGCCGACCATGGTTTTGCGAGGTGTGTAGGGAACGGTGGTTTCGGGATGCTTCTTGGCGAACCAGTCGCGGAAGCCTTTGTCGTGCCAGCAGCCATTCTCGGCGGCGTGCCATGAATGCCAGACATCGGCGTCCACGCTCATGGTGTGTTGGCCGACACCCTCAATGGCACAATGCTCCAAGCGGGCGTTGGCTTCCGCGATCCGGCTTTGTCGCACACCGGAGAGGACCGCCGAGGCGTTCCATCCGGTGAGCAATTCTTCCTTAACTGCGTGAGCCAGATCGTCGCCAAGATCGGTGACAAATTCTGACCAGAGACTATTTGACATCCTAACTGCTGCCGTCCGCCGTGAAGCGGACAGCAGAGTGTTAAGACGCTTAGAGCGAGGTCAGCTTCGTCACGGCGAGATAGATGTGGATTTCTCCAGCATCAAGATTGCTCAGTGACTTGGCGGTCATGCTCTCAACCAAAAGGTCAACCGTGTCTGCCGCCGTGTAGGCGAAGGGCACTGTGTTGACGTTGGCCGCGAAGAGAACTTCGGTGCCATTGACGTTGACCTGCGTTGCCGCAACGTATTCGTCGGTGTCGGTGCCGTCGCCAACTTGAACCTTGGTGTCGTTGAAGGCTGCATCGCTCGCGTCCGCAAATGGGGTGACGAGCTTGATGGCGGCCTTTTCGACAACGTCGCCGGCCACAACGCTCAAGAGCGCGATGGTCTGGTCGGCGTCAGCCGTGGTCAGGGTGAGGTCTTCGTGCGTGACGATGGCCTTGTGGGTAAAGCCGGTAGCGGCTTTTGTTTCGTTGGGCAGTTCGTAGACTTGCATGGTAATTATTTCTCCTTGTTAGGTGTTACTAGGAAGTCGCGTGGAACTTACCGAGGGACTTCGGATTCCAGCAGACGAGCGCGCAGATGGCGTCGATGAGACCGCGAGGCCCACCGCCCTGGTCTTCCAGTTCTTGGAAGCGGGGGCGACGGCCGTAACGAAGCTCGATCATGTTGGGATCAAGCAGGTAGCCACGGCGAAGCTGGGTGGCTTCGTTCTGGTCCTTCGCGTTGAACAGCGAGGGCAACAGGCTGATTGTGCCGAAGTCACCTTCAAAGGTATCCACCTTCGCAGTGATCTTCCGGGCCTCTGTGGGCTGGGTGAACGTGCGGATGGACAACTCTTGGGCGCTGTCGGAACCAGTGGCGAAGCGGGTGAACTCGGTGAACTTGCGCTTCAGCTCGGGTCCGCAAACCAGAACCATCGTGTTGATCTGACCAGTGACCGTGTAGATCGACTGGAGCATGCTCTGCACGTTGGCTTCGGTGAGGGAGGCCATGGCGGTGTTGTTGATGCTGGCCGCAGGGGTGCGGAAGCTCTCTGGGCAGGGCAAATCAGATTGCGCACTGGCGCTGATCCATGAGCCGAGGCCGCGAGTTTTGAACGGCGTTGCGCCGCTCTGCTCTTGGCTGTCGTTGTCGGAGGCGATGGCGGATTCCAAATCACGCGCGATTTCAACCAACGAGCGGGAAACGCCACGGGCCATTTCTTTCTTCTTACCAACGCCGGCGATGTTATCGACGTTCTGGGCAAAGTCATCGACCTTGATGGAACGGCGGAACTTCTGGGCGCGGCCGGAAAGGAGGGCGCGGTTTTTGGCGGGATCGTCGAACGTGGAAACGTCAGCGTTGGTGAGCACGCCGGCGAACGACGGATCGTTGTAACTGTCTGCTTGCCAACTGAATACACTGCCGTTAGCCAAATCCGAACCTTTCTTCGCCATAGAAGAAATGGGCGTATTTTTGGCATCGACAACTGAGATAACGTCAGCCAGGTCTTCACGAAGACCAACTGCGGGGTGAACAAGTCCTTGGGACATAGTGTTGTGAATTTTCTAAGTAGTGATTGCGGTTTAGAGCAGTCCTTCGGAGACGAATGCCTCAATGGCGTCCATTGAAACATCTCCTGACAGGATGCGGTTTTTTGCAGCGGAGCTGCCTTTGGTGGCAGACTTAGACGTGCTGACCGGTTTCACAGCGGATGGGGGCTTAGATTCTGACTTCTTTGACGAAACCTTCTTTTCGGCGGCGGCCTTGGCTTCCTTGGCCTTTTGCGAGGCCATGAGGGCCTGCTCTCCGTAGAGGGCGAGGCCGATCCAGTATTCATGCTGCGGGATGCGCAGCAGTTCCGGGGCCGACTTGACCGTGGCCTGGTAGGCTTTGTTGAGATCCGTGCCGGATTTGAAGAGATCGGGGAAGATGTTCTTCGCCGCCTCGACGGCAGGGGCTCTTTGCGAGAGCCACGCCCTGCGCGCTGGCGCATGCACGGTGAGGATGTCATCTGCTTTGATGAGGTAATCTTTCACCTCGTCGCCGCTGATAAACTGCTCCGAGCCATCCGGCTTCTTGATCGTGGTGCCGTCGCTGTTTTGCAGGGCCCAGCGTCTTACCGCTTGAGCGTTCTGCACTCGCTGCTCCAAGACTTCCTCGCCATCAACATCGGCCAACGGATTGTCGGCAGACGGGGAGAGGATGGGTCGGGTGGTCTGGTTGAGTTGGGCTTCTAGATCCGCCTTGGCGGCTTTTAGTTGCTCCAGTTCAGCCGTGACGGCGGTGGCCCTTTCTTCGGACTCACGCTGCTTGGCGACCAATTTGTCGATCCGCTTCTGAACCTTGTCCTTCGGGGCCTCGGCGCCGGCTTCTGTATCGGCCGGCTCGTCTTCCTCGCTGTCCTCGGGTTCAGTGACGGGATCTTCGCTCGGATCTTCGGATTTCTCCTCGGAGTCCTCTGTTTCGTCAGAATTGTCAGAGATCGTTTCCTCAGACTCTGTTTCGTCCTCTGGCTCTTTTTCCGGTGCGGGCGTCATGCCCAGATCGGCCAAAGCCATCGAAACTACATCAACGTCGTCTGCTTTCGCTGCGACCGTGTCGGTCGCCATTTCTGTCGCCATAAGGAAAGACCCCTCAAGTGGTGCGCCAGCGCTTTGGGGAACGGCGCGCAGGACCGTGAACGGAGGCGCGAAGCCTCACTTCCGCTTACTAATAGCACACAACCGCATACACCACAAGCAAAATGTTTTACAATGTAAACTTATTCGCTATTCGGGAATGGCGAATAGCATAGAAGCTATGCTGTTTGTGTCACAAAAAGTGGTGCGTTTTTGTAACAAGGTTTGATCCGGCGGCTGGAGATCGACCGAGGGTTGATCTGGGGGCGCTGGGTGAAACTTTTGGGATGGGACTTATGTGTCCTATAGGACAGATGGGGCTGATGTCCTAGTGGTAGTAGCGTTTAACTGGACATAAACTGTCGCAAAGTGACAGGTAATGTCTAGTTGGTGAGACGTTGCGGCGGCTAGTGTAGTGTGAACGCTACACTCGTCCGGTGTAGCGTTGTGTTCCCG